TCCCCACTGGCTCACAATCTCTGCTAACCACCTCAAATCTGCGTGCATCTCACTTCTCCTTTTCGTTATTCGTGCGTTAACAATAAACCAGCGGTGCGTTATTGTAAACCCTTGGGGCGTAGTTTATGCAAACGAAGCGCTTCGGCTTCTACTAGCGCCCTGACACTTTCCGGCTCTGCGTCCAGCTTGGCCCGCCTTGCTGCCCTGGTAGGCTCTGCCAGCACTGCGCAGGCGCGGTAGTAGATGGGCAAGCGTATGGCGGACTGCAAGGCTTTGGGCAAAAAGTTATAGTCTGCCGTGCCAGCCATTACCTGGCTGATTAAGTCCGTTGGCTTATCCAATCTTCTAGCGCCTCCACAGCGGCTTCCCAACCCAAGGCAACACAAGCAAAACCGCCGGCATCGTGTACGGCCTTGAGGTATTCAATCTGGCCCGGTTGCCATTTGCTCAAAACGTGGTTTTTCCGCTTCATTTCACAAGCAAAGCCCAAAGGTATAATCAAGTCAGAAGCGCCTGGTGTCATCCCTAGCGCCTTGTCCATTGCCAGCCGGTTAAACTGCTTGCCCTTGCGCTTTTCTTCGTTCTTTGGGTGCAGTGCCAGCTTGCCGTAAGTGTCAGGGTATCGGCGGCGCAATTCTGCAAAGAACGCAATCTGCTCTGCGCTTTCTGGGGGGCACTCCCCTCGGAATGAGGTATCGCCGTAACACTTCAACCACTCTGGCATCTTCATCCTGGCACCCTGTCTGGTGGTAGGTTGTGGGCAAGTACTCTGGTGAAGTCGCTTTTCTTGTCTCGATAATAAGTGACCGTTCTCGGCGGTGAACCCTTGTTTATGTGCTGTAAAAAGGTATCTATATCAGGAGCGATATGCCCCTTATAGACCGCTTTGTTTAAACTCTCCCATCCCTCAACCGCTGTCTTCGCTCTGCTATCTTGCATATACCAAACCTTAAACTTTCGGTATTCGGTTTTATAGTGACACAGCAGGGTTTCATTCCCGGCAGCGCTTACGCTTTTTTGCGCATCCCATTCAAGAACGGCGTCCGTGCTTACAGAAAACGGGTCTTTCTTGATCTTGTGAAAGTCGCGCCTTAGACGGTCATTCGGGTCTACAATTTCACATTTGCACGATGAACAGAGCCTTGCCGCTATGTCGTTCGGCTCGTCACACTTAGGGCATTCCTTGCACGTCCATCGGTAATCACAGCGCTCGTACACACCGCGCTCTGTCAGTGACTTAACCTGCCCCATGCATCGCCTCCCGAAATGGGCGGGCATAGGGCCATGATCTGTTTCTATCCGCTTTCCGGTTAGGTCGAGAAAATACCCGTTTTCGTCAATCCTGAATCCGTCAAGGTTTGGGCGGGCTGAAAAGTCATTCTGGTAATAGCACTCCGGGCACTCAGCCTCTAGGGTAGCGCCCTCTCCGTCCTTGCCCTTCACCTTTATATCTGGCGAAAACAGATCCGTATGCAGCCCGTGCCGGTCTATGTTGTCGGCATAGTCCAGAACCAAGCAATCCTCTTTGCGGTCGTCTAGCCTCAGTCCCCGGCCTATTATCTGTTGCAGCATGCCTGGCGACTCAGTGGCGCGAAGCACGGCAATAACTGACACATGGGTAGCATCAAAGCCAGTCGTCAAGGTGCCGACGCTCACAACGTACTTGAAAATATCCGCTTTGAAGTCACTAACCAAGCGCTCCCGGTCTGCCTTGTTCATGTTCACGTCACCGCCAAGCATGCGGCTGTTTTCAGGAGGCAATGACTCCATACACTCTTTAGCGTGGGCAACCGTAGCGGCAAAGATCATAACGCCGCTCCTGCCTGTTGAATGGCGCACAACGTCCGCTATTATTTCAGCGGTCAACCGCCCGCGCCCCTCGAAGACTTGCTCTATTTCTCTGGCGTCGAACTGGCCACGGCTGTTTGTCTGCAATCCAGAAGCGTCATAACTTGCGGCAAGGTCTGGATCTGCGTGTGCTGGCGTCAAAAAACCTTGATCCAACAGAGTTCGTGTTTGAATGCTGTAAATCAGGGTATTAAAATAAGGCTCTTTGGCTTCTACTTCTGGGACAAAAGATCCGTCCGGCTCATACTGGTAAATGTAGCCGGTTGTTGTACGGTATGGCGTTCCAGTCATTCCGATAACGCGCAAATTTTTGTTTGCTTTGCGCATCTGCTCAATAATAAAACGAATGGTAGGCGTGTTGGTGTGTGCTTCGTCTAAGATCACCGCGCCAAACTGATCACCAAAACGGCTTAAGCTGTTTTTTACAGTGCCAGGCGTAGCATAAACAACAGGGTAGCGCATACATTTTGAGCCGGCTGCGGCGCTGAATATGCTGGCTTGATTGCCGGTAAGCAAATATTTTTCGTGGTTCTGTTCGCAAAGTTCCCTAGATGGTTGTAGGCACAGTACTCGCTTGCCGCTTGTCTGGTGTACCCAGTCGGCTATGGCTGCGCAAATATATGACTTGCCCGCGCCAGTGGCTAATTCTAAAAGGCCAGGCATGATGCACTTCTTCATCCACTGCGTTGCGGCGTCTACGGCGGCTTGTTGATAGGGGCGTAATTTCACTTTGGCACCTCAGTCCAAGGGAGTCTAAAAAGGGCGCGGCAGGCAGTGACTAGCTGCTTTTCACCTGGCCGGGCTAGCCGCGCTGGGTTAGTTTATCACTATTCAGGAGTATCGCCATGCTCAAACCTTGCTGATCTCGCTATAACTTTGAACTTATAATCTGAAATCAAATCATGTGGTTTTGAACCTTCAACTAAGTGTCCATTTTTTTTAATAAGATCATAAGTAGACAATGAAAACGTTGCGAACTCTGTTAGCCTTCCGTCTATTTTTTCAACTGAAAATGCGGTCATCTCCCCCCATTCCTCAACCCAATTGCCCTTACTTTTTCTAGTTGAAAAAACTGGGAGCATCCAGTGGTGATCAACAGGGTCTCCAAAAAAACCCCATGCTTTGTGTTTTCCTGAAACTCCACTTTCTATCATAAGTTTTAGCTTTTCAAAAACATCAGCCCTACTGCCATTTTTTGGCTTTATCTCTACCCATGCCTCTATCGTTGGTAAATAAAAGTCTGGCAGATACCAGCTTCCGTCTTTTAGTACAAACCCTTCCGGCTCATACTCCCACTCCAAGCCAACTGCTTCAAAATATACCGCCCATCGCGCTTCTAGGCGGCTTCTGAATTTATAACCTTTCCACTCTGTTTGTATGGCTTTTTTCACGACAACCTCCAATACTCGCTAGGCTTCCCGGTGTACGGCTTTAAATCTAAGTCTTTCAGGTGTTCTTTAACCACTTTCGCGTAAGCAATGGATCCTTTGCGCTCAACCAACGTTAGCTTTCTTCCGCAAACTAAAGAGTTTCTTTCTTTGCAGATCTTTACGATTTCAGAAAGAACTTCTTTTTTGCGCGCTGTTGAGTCGTCAATCGTTGCGCTTAATTGGTCGTATTCATCCAACAAACTTTGCGCCGTGACTGTGTTAATTTCTTTGTGCTTGTCTTCGAGGTGTTCAGGGTTTTCCAGTGCGATTACGTAACGATCATAAAATTCCAGTAAAACCGGCAAGTTGTCAGTAAACCATTTTGGGTCATATTCAATACGCTCTAGGCTATCGCCGTGTTTTGCCCACTGGTAAAAGTCGCACCACTGGCGACCTGTGCAGGCCATTTCCATTTGAACCTGGGCAAAGTAGTGCGGCTGCTCTGCGCAGGTCTTAAATTCTGGCGGGTTTTTATTGCGCTGCCCAAACGGGCATTTAATTTCAACAACGCCGTCATCATCAACAAGCCCGTCAGGGCTTGCGCCTAGCCAATCGTGGCTGGGGTGAACGTGAAACCCGGTATCATCAACCATGTTGCCGGTATCGCCCATATAGTCCAATGCCGCAAGCGGCTCATGTAATGTTCCGTAGTCCGTCGCTATGTTTCCGGCAAACTCAGATTCTGCGCCGTGATACTCGCGCACCATCTGGCGGATTAAATCTTCTGGCGTCCTCCATGGATTGACGCCCAAAGCTGCGCCAATGTTTGAGCCTGTCAATTTTCCTTTGCGGGCTTTAAACCATTCTTCGGATCGCTGTTCCATTTTGCTATTCCTCATTGGGTAGTGTCGGGGCGCAAGCGCCCCTAAGTTATTGATTTATATCAGAAAG